TGTCGGTTCGAGAGAGGATGCTTGATCAGAGGAAGAATCGAAAGTAATAGGTGGTATTGAATGACTGTGATTTAATAACACCCCGGGAGGCGAAGTTAATAAAACGTCCTCACATATAACTTTGTATTTGCTGGTTGGATCCCACACTATGCCCTCCTTCGCTAAGGTTCCACAATGCTTCAATCTTGAAATCTCATAGTCAAGCACCCTTAAGTTTAACTGTGCCTTCCTGAGAGCTATTTCAGTGGCAGCAGCATCCTTACAAAGAGCCATCATCTGCTTATCCAGTGGTCGACTCCATTGAGCCGTTACACCGAGATTGAGGGAGTAGTTATCCTTCTGCAAGGTTTGTACTGTCTTGTACCAAAGAATATCGCCAGGGTTATCTGGAGCTCCGTCACCATCAATATCTCGAACGTCGTATACTGGATCCTCGTATGTTTCAAAAAATGGTTTTTTAATATTTGCCGAACGCCCAACATAAGGAGATATTGTTAACGTTTCTGATTGACAAACCACACCATTAGTAAATGCTGACTGCATAAAATTTCCTGTCAGGACTTGGTATGCATTCACATTTGCTTGACCGGAAGAGTTAGCCACCGGATTAGACGTAGCCGATATCCCTCCTACATCACTCGCCTTGACGACAGGACAAAAAGGGATTAGCATTAATATGCTAAGAACCCTTGGTATCACTGAGAAAATACGGAAACCGATTCTATCGTTGTGTCCGTCTCTATGGTCCTCGTTATGGTCGTGCGATTCTGGAGTCCGGGTCCAGAATAACTGGATTGAAATTGGAATGCGGCTCCTGGTTGAGTCAGCGTCCAGTTCGGTTTGTTTTGAACGTCCAGACCTGTCCATTTAGTCGTAATGCCTGACGCAGCAGTTGTATTTGTATTGATTATGGCAGATGGCTCAATAGATGCACCATTTAAAGAAATACCTGTACCACTTACCGTATATTGCCATCCTGTTGCAAAATCTTCTGAAACTATTGCTTCAGATATCACAGATCGCGACGTTGTTGTTTGGGTGAGCTGACCGGACGAAAAATTTGGTACTACCGGAACCGCACCTGCAGGTATGGCAAAGACACCCGCCGCAATTACGACATACTTTAATTTCGATATGGCGCCAACAATCGGGGCAGCCAGTCTCTCGGATGCATGAGTAGACATATGACATCTACTTCACATTAAGAGTAGATATAAATTGTCCAATCGCCGTGGTACCCGCGCCGCCGGCAGTTAACGACGTAATTGTTCCACCAGCTAAACTCGATACTCCACCAGCCAAGGTGCCTTTAGTACCTCCGGCAAACGTGGTGGTGCTTCCGAAAGCCGGAATGGACTGCACCTGACCGGTGGTTGTCGACACAGTTGAACCGGCGTTTATTGCAGGTATGGCGTCTCCCTGGAGCCAACTTTCAGAAAAACTGAACTGATTTCCGGTAGTATTAATATCGTACGTACCAGCCTTCATCGTCGGTGCCGCAGTAGCTGATCCGGCTGTTAAACCTCCAAATACATCGCTATTACCAGCTCCAACTTTAATATTTGTACCAGACACGCTATATGTTGAACCCAGCCTAGATGCAACTGAACTGGCCCCATCCACGGTGAGCTGGACCGAAGAACTCAGGCTATGAGTGATATCTGCCATCGCAGGAGCTGCAACCGATGCAAGTAACAGCGCTGGTAAAACTATGCGCTTCATGGAAGGGATTCGAATGTCTCCTTCTATAGTAGGTAATTATTTTTGCTTACAGATTTGCTTCGCCTGCCAATGTTGCAGACGATACTGTTGTCTAAGAATCTCTTGGCAATGCTCGCAAAAGCACTCATTTTGATGCTGATAATTACTTCCTACTCTTTGGTCCTGTGTGTCCATGAGCAATACCTAGTTCGTGCATCTTGGAATGTTCATCAATAGTATCTCTTAACTCTTTCTTTCCTGCTCCCAATGTGAAGTAAAGCCCATATGCGACCAAAGATAAAACTATTAATCCGAAAAATAATATAAAACCTTGGTCAGGAGTTAAATGAAAATGAGGAATCATAGGCTGTTTTTCCCATGTTCCAGGCAAGGAATAAACAGAAGGTATAGAGAGTAAAAGCGTCATAAATAAGCCTTAGAGATGTTAGTTGCAAACCCTACAAGAGTAACGCCAGCGGCTAATACTGCTGCGGCACCTATGACCCATTTTTCTACAGCCTTAAGCCGTTCACGTAACTCATCCTGTTTCTCTTCCAGTCTTTCGATCTTTAGAGCTTGTACTGTCAGACGAGTCTCTTGAGACGCATCAACATGTGAATGGTTTTCGCAGGTCATGATTTTTTAGAAGAATTAACAACATCTGCACCTAAGATTTTAATCGGAGTTTCTACACGAATTGTCTGGAAACCACCCCCTGTATTCATTAAGGCCAACATCTCCTTTTTACTTAGAGGCTTATCATCGCCACTAGCGTCATAAGTTCCATCACCTTTCTTCTTAGCACTCTTATCCAGGCCAAAACTTGCAAGCGACGAAGCCAAGAGCGACGCCGGAAAAGTTATATCCTGCTTTTCCCCTGACGTCAACCCAGGAATCTCTGGCAAATAATTTAAGGTCACTAGTGCCCCGGACCAAGCAACTACTACCAGTCTCACCAGAACTGAGATGTACTCAAACTGTTCGTCTTTATCGTCTACCTTCTCCTTGATCTTTTGAAAAATGCTCTTCTTCTCTTCCGCTTTTGGAGCTTCCTTATCTGCCGTAGTAGCCATTTCATTTTTCTAATCTACATTAATAGTAGACGTTTTAAGTTGGGTAGTAAGCAGGGACTAATGTACCTCTATCGTCATCGTCGTCATCGTCGTCCTTGAAAGGTAATTCACCCAGCATAAGAATGCTAACGATGAATACAGATATAACAGGTAGAAATGGAAATAGAAAAGCTAATTGAAGTGTTGACGGGTCAGCTAGTTCGTTCATGAAGTTTGTTTTGTGCTTTGAGAGCTTTTTTAAGGATCTTGCGTGCTTGGTCACGAGTCACGCACTTCTCCGCCTTTTTATTAAGACGTAAAAGTTTTTTATGTTGTTTCTTAATGTTAGGCTTTTCTGTTTTCGTACTGATTCGCATTAACCAAACCTCCTGCACCATAAAGTCCTAACAAGGCTCCTAGCGTACCACCTCCATATAAAGCAGCTTTTCTATAACGACCCATTACTGGAGGTCTCATTTGCTTAGCCTTATCTAGAGCCTGAGTTATATCATCAGCTTTAGCCATTGTTACAGATGGATCCGCAACTCCAGGAGCATTGCTAATGCTTCTCTTCATTAATTCAGCTTCCTGTTCAGGAGTCATTGCTCTTCGCTGAGCATAAATTTGAGCCTCTTCAGCTTGTGAAGCCTGTTGAACTTCTGCTAAAGCTGCCAATTGTTCAGGGCTCAACTTATAAACACTGTCTGGTGCTGCTCCAAGATCTCCTTGTAACTCTTTAATAACCGAGTTGTAGACTTCACCTTGCAAAGTTTGTGGACTTATATTTCTTTCTTTTAATCTTTCTTTTCTAAGACCTTCTTGCATTCGATATGATTCACTTCTATCTCTTGTCCTGCCCGGATTCACATAATCTTCGTCAGGAGGAGTAGCAGTAGGAGTTACGTTCGTTGATTCAGGAGCATTCAAAGTAGAAGCTGGTGGCTTATTCACTAAGGCGTCAGCATCATATCCTTGCTGAGTTAACCTTTGTCTGATTTCTCCTTCTCCTACGTTGTCAATAGCTGCTTGAACAAATGCTTCTTCTCCTTGAGTAGAGAGCAACACATTTCGAACAACACTTTTAGCTGCTCCATCACCTGCTTTAGCGAGGATAACAATGTCATTGAAAGCTCTTTTAGCAGCTTCATCTCCTGCTATTAATCCAACTTTCAGCAAGCCCAAAGAACCAGCTAGTCCTTTACGACCAGACATTGCCCAATCGTCTGCAGCTCTTAAGACTCGATCAATACCGCTATTGGGATCCATTAGTAGTTATTGTATTGGTATCCTGGAGCCGCATTAGGGAGCATAATCTCAGGTAAGGGAGGTATCCCTTGTGCCGCTCCCATTTGAGCACCTAATTGAGCTTCGTAAGGTATTACTGGAATTCTTTGTATTGCTGGATTCAATATTCCATCTACTGCCTCTGCTGCGTCTAATTCGTCCTGAATAGCTTTTAATTCTGATCCTGAAGGTCCACCAAAGCCAGTGCCGAAAGGCTCACCACTTGCTTCTCTTGCCTTGGTTAATCCTTCGGTTGTAACATTACCTTCTGCAGTTACTAATGGATTATTGTGATGAGCTAAAAGTTGAATATTTTGATCATCCTCTAAGGCTGTACCTCCCAATATACCTTCTACGTCCTCTGCAAAAGCATTAGGATCACCAGTCAGTTTACTTGATAACCAAGCCGCTAAAGCTCGTTGATCTTCCTCCGTATTACCGAAGCCTCCTGCAGCTAATCTCAAGGGTCTAACAGATTACGTTCATTCCCTATTGTAGTAGGTATTATGACATTACTCGTCTACTATCGAGGTACAAACAAGTCTTCAGAAAAAAAGAATCCTTTCGTATCTTTAAAACGATTTAATGGTGATTGATAATTTGCTTCTAAAGGTAAATAATTAAACCAACCAGTCGCAATATATTTTGTTTCAGTAGGACTAACAATGCCACGATGAGTATAAGTCCAATCCACAGGCCATATAACAGTCAACCCTTTTTGTGCTTTAAGTTTTAAATTCTGATGACCCCATTCTGTCCCTCCTCCATCATGAACATCATTTAAATAAGTCATCCATGTCAAGTGACGAGTTACTGTTGTTGCATTCATGGAAGACCTCTCACAATGCCACCTGCGAAAGCCTTCGTTTGGTTTGTATTTTTGAATATTAAACATTTCATATGCTCCATTTCCCCATGGCTGATGACTTAATTCACAATTAGGAAATTTATGACAATAATCGTCTAAAACTTTATTTAATTCTTTGTTAAAAACTTCAATCCTTTTGTCTTCGACATAATATGGTATTCCTAAATCAAGCGATTGTTTCCCTGATTTTTCTAATTTATCATTTCTATTTTGACCAGCAAGTCTCCCTTCTCTTTTTAAACAGATCCAATAAAGTTCATCGTTAAAAGGAATCTCATGTCTGCCTAAGGGGAATTCTTCAAAATATTCAATTAATCCATCGCAAATATCTGGATCTATTTTTCTCCCATACAAAAATTCATGGTGAGTAAATTCCATATAAAAACCGCCCATACTTAGTACAGTATGAACGGTTTACAGTGAAAATCTATTAACTAATTAACAGTTACATAGATTCGGGTGTTCTCCAGTCGCACAGTAATCCTCATGGAAAGACGTATTTTCACAAGTACGTTCTTCAGGAACACCTGGTCCCATGGTAAATCCTTTGGGTAAGGAAATGCCACCATGATTAGTACATCCCACTAACAATACAGCAAGCAGTAATTTAGAAGCTGTACTTAACACCTAGCTTTCCACCAGAACCA